ACGGGCTATGGCCCGTACATATTGATCTTTTTAGATAGTGTGATTGCTGTTAACCGCGCCTTGCGCGGGCAATCTCTCTCAAGGAATCTTGCGAGATTCCGTTGACCTTACCGCTAAAGAATATTGAATATATAAATATATGCAGGTTTACTCCGAGCAAATCGTCGGCGGGGGGACACATCACTAACTGATGGCTGAATCATACGCAAGAACAAACACGGCTTTCATACACCCTTTCTGTTGCGGTGCTGTTAACCACGCATTTTTATTGAATTTGCTATTCGCTACGCGGCAAATTCGTTGTTGAAGTGGGCACCACTAAGTATGAACCTTCCGCGTTTGATCTTGCGTATGACGGCTTACTCGCCGCCCAAGTGGGTTCAGCCATAAGTGAGCTTGGTCCCTGTTCCCGCCACCGATTGGCCGGAGCAAATCTGTTTTGGTTCAGTAGTTTGGATCAAAGCTGTCATATATATATAAATGGAGATGATCTATGACTTTAAGTAATGCACTCAATAATATCCCTCAAGATGTTGCTCTGGCAATAGATGCAGCTAACGCAACCGATGTAAAAGCCTTAGATTTAGCGGCGACTATCTCGGCTTATTTCTATGATCCTATCACGTATGGAAAAGAACAGAAGAAATGGAACACCCATAGCGGCGGTCAATATGCTGTTATATCTGGCTTATTGAATAGCCTTAACCGTCGGATCAATAGCAAGAGCACCAACTATTACACCAAATCCAACGGCGAACAAGTGCGCAAGTTTAGTGGGATTAAGTCAGAGTTGCTTGCAAATATTGAGCTTGTTAAGAAGTACGAAACAGACGCCTATGATGGAGATCGCAACCGCGTTAACACTAAGTGTGAGCAGTTGCACAGCGAACTATTGCTAGCTACTCAGTTCTATGATGCACTTGCCGCAATGCACCTTGCCAACACAGGCAAAGCGTTTAAGCCTTTTGACCTGCAGGAAAAGCATGACGACACGCCAGAAACGTCAGCGGATACCAAGACCCGCAAGACAAACCTTAAAGCATGGGAGCAGGCGGTAGCATGACACAAGAACCCAACACATGGGAGGATGATCCAGACTTTGACAAAGAGCCAGCAGATTACTTTGGTGATCTAGCTGATTCCTACTTTGATGATTCAGCGTTTTATCACGACTGAATACGCCACATAACAAGACCTAACGGGCTGCCTTAATCGGTGGCCCGAAAATTTTTTCGCCGCTGCGCGGCTCATCTGGCAAGGAGATAGGGCAATGAGATATCCGAAATGGGACGATTGGCTAGGTGGTATCGCCATCATAGTAGTAACGTTGTTTATCCTTCTCTGGTAATACAGCGTTACGATAGGACAGTAGGCGCACAACATCACACCCTGCGCCTGCGGTGAGGCCCTTCTCTGAGAGTGAGGGGAGAGGGGGTGTGTGTGTGTGACATCATGATCTGTTATGATAGCGGGTCATTTTAATTTTAACTACAATCAATGGAGATTGAAATGCTTGATACTATAAACACTACAGACTGGGACTTTGGTGTAGACATGGAGCCATGCTTAGATATGCGTGGCAATGAGATACCTAAGATGCGTAATCTAATACGCACTGACACAGGTGAATCGCTTGGCACTCACAAGTCTAAGTACAAACCAATCACGCACAGTGATGCGGTCAACTCAATCATGGACTCAATCAAAGAAGCTGACATTAGCTCAGACTACAGCGTTAAGACACACGTTGCAGACAACGGCGCTAAGATGCGGCTTGAGGTATTGTTCAACGATATTATGTTGGAGGACGCTGAAGTAAATGATTACATTCAGTACCGTGTGCAAGCATACAACAGCTATGATGGTAGCTGGGCCTTTCAACAATCAGCAGAGGGCTTTCGTTTGTGGTGTCTCAATGGCTGCACTACTGCCGACACTGTAGCTAAGACATGGGCCAAGCATACAACTAACGTAAGCGTAGATAGCTCGGCTCATAAGATAGCTGATGGTCTTGAAATGTTTCTTAATAGCAAGGGAGTATGGGAAGCATACAGAAGTACACCTGTTACTACCGAACAAGCAGAGTCCTTCTTTAAAAAGACTGTATGTAACGTACAACACAAGGCAAGTCATGCTAAGTTTAATGACAGGCAGTTACAAAATCTACTGGGTGGCTTTGATAATGAACGAGCGCAGTTAGGTAATACCAAGTGGGCTTTGTATAACTGTCTAACATCATGGGCTACACACACGGACGAAGCCAAGTCGCCAGAGAATGCGAGACGTATCCGTGAAGCAGCCATCATCAAGGCCATGAAGCACAAGTCATGGCTAGAACTAGCGTAAGGAGAACACGCATGTATTCATTAAGTATTCACAACGTAACTAAGGTTGAGCTTAAAGTTACCAAGCTATTCAATAACTTTGGCAGTCGTGATCTTGAGATTACTACTGTAGATTATGAAGGCAAAGAGACTCAGCATACTATTGGTTTGTATAGCAAGGGTCATGCAGATTTAGTGCCTATCGTTGATGGCTTAGTTACACATCATTATGCAGATGATGACGATGATACTACACAAACAGCAGCTTGAGTTTGTAGCTGATATGTTGGGGCGGTCAGTTAGCTGGCCGTCTCACCTTCATGTCTTTGCTGATGAGTTGGAACAAACCAATCCTCGTTTCAACAGAGATAAATTTATTCAACGTGCAACCAAGGCTTGGGAAGAACAGCAGCCTTTAGTGGAGATAGATGATGACATCCCTTACTGAACCAGACAAGAAGCCTAGCTACTGTGGCACATGCTATGGTGAGGGCTTGATTGAAAAGGAAATACCTATCCGTGACTTCATCAATGGTGGGTACATAGATGTACGCTATGAGATTTGTGAGGAATGCGGCGGCGATGGCTGATTACCTTGAAACTTGGCCTGAGATTAAAGCAAGGCACAAGCGAGAGAAGATAGAGTTGCTGCAATCATTGTGTAATCATTACACTGTGGATGTAGCGGCTCGTATCTTAAATACTAAACAAGCAACCCTTAGAAGATACGCTATAGATCATGGCGTTAGGTTCATACGAAAGATACGGAATGGCAAATACAATTACGAATCACCGCATGAAGTTACTGTTAGCTGCAAAGATACTTGAGGTACGCAAGCAGATGATAACAACTAAAGCTCTTGCAGAAGTATCAAACACAAGCAGACAGTCAGCAGTAGATAAGCTACAGCGAATGCACCCCATTTACTTTAACCGCGAGGGTTTAGTATTTCATTCCGGCACAGGCAGAGTGATGCAGTATTCATTAACAGAAAAAGCAAAGCAATTAATCAAGGAACACTTGACCAAGTTTGCATAGTCGCAGTAGTACGAAGGCATGAATAGTTATTATGATTTGCTCTGCAAAAAGGCCAAAGAAGCTGATGTTCCCTTGGTTAAAGCCTTCATCAAAGCTGGTGTACCTACGTCAACATACTACAGGACAGTCAATGGTTCTGAACTAAGGTATGAGACAGCCAAGAAAGTATGGAGATTGCTAGAACTTTTGATGGGCGCACATCCTAATCGTGATAAGCGAAAGCTAACACCACCGAAATGAACTCTTATGACTACATAATAAGTCAGCTTATTAGTAGGCGAAAAGACTTAAAGCTATCTCAAAATGATTTAGACTTTAAGATAGGATGTTCAGACGGATTAGTTCACAAGTGGGAGCGAGGCAAGCGCAAGCCAAGTGGCTTTATGTTTGCTTGCTGGGTGGAAGCCTTAGACTGTGAGTTACAAATCAAACAAAGGTAAGTCAGCTTACTGCGATCACTGCGATCAAGAGTGTAGGTACTATGTAGCTATACTGTCGGGAAAGTATCCTGAAACGCATTGGTTTCTGTGCATGCCTTGCTATGAGGAGGACAAGTGGCAAACAAAAATAAAAACAAAGGGACTTACCATGAAAAATGGTTTGTTGAATGGCTCAAGTCAATCGGCGTTGAGTGCAAGCGAGTCCCTCTCAGTGGTGCGCTCGGTGGAGAATGGAGTGGAGACATCCACCTCACACTGGACGGACAGCGATGGCTGGTAGGTGAAGTTAAGTACAGAGATAAGTCTAACTTCCCTAGTCCATTTACTGTCTTAGAAGGCAGAGACATAGCCTTTTATAAACGAAGAACGGGTAAGCCTCAGACCTTAGTCATAATGTCAGGCGAAGAGTTTGAGAAAATTATACAAGGAGAATAGCATGGCAAGAAAGCCAAGAGTTCCAGACTCAGAAGAGTTTAAATTATTTTGGCAATCATATCCAAGAAGGATGGGCAAGGGTGTAGCTCGCATAGCATTCATCAAAGCATGTGAAATAGAAGATGCAGAAGTAATCATAGAGGCTGCACAAAAGTTTCAGTTGGTTAGCATCAACACAGACATACGCTTTATTCCTCACCCTACTACATGGCTCAACGCAGAGCGATGGGAGGATGATCTATCCCACTTTGATAGCAACAATGATTCCCGCCTTGATGACATACTCAATGCACAGTGGGATGATAATGTGTTTAGCTTGGAGGACAAACGCAATGGCACAACTTGATTATAACTATAGAACACAGGCTGTAGGTAAGTGGTTGCAAGCTGTACTCAAACGATACACACCACCGCAGGGCATGACCAACGAGACTCTACTGCAAGAGATGAAGTTCATTGTGCAAGACATCAATGGCGTTATGCCTAGTCATGTCAACGATGGCTTGATTGATTTATTCTTAGAGAGAACAGACAGACAGGTACGCGCCATCCATGGAGCGCGTAACTGGCCGTCTGTCAAAGTATTTGTTACTGCTGCCAAGTCTGCTGCTGACGAGACTAATCGTGCTGTAGCTACAGAAGGCAAGAGCGAATGGGACTTTAATCCATTCACTGCCATAGAAAAAAGAATCAAAGCCAAAGACTATGTGCCAGTTGATTACCTATATGGTCGGCTATCACACGGCTTGGTTCACACCACTACAGTTACAGACGATGAGCTAGATGAATACAGGTTTACCTACGAAACTAGACTAAGGGAGGAACAAGGTGACAAGACCGCCGATGCAACGATTGAAGAGCTTACCTCTAAGCACAGCGCGTTTAGAGAGGATTGGCGTATTAGAGAGGCGGATGGAGAGACTGAATCGCCTGATAGAAATGCAGCTAGAAAGGGACGGTGGCAGAAAGCAAGAGCCCAGTATATTCCAATGGCGCAGCGAGATGGTGCTGGTGCTTGAAGAATTATTCAAGATAGCTGTTGATGTTGCTGCACATATGCAGTACAAATAGTATTGATAACAATGGAGAATGTTATGAAACGAACAGGATTTATAGGTGGGTCTGACTGTGTAAAAATTATGCAGGGAGATTGGTACGATCTATGGCAGATCAAGACGGGCAAGATACCTAGCCCTGATCTTAATGACAACCTTGCAGTACGCATGGGTAGTTACACTGAGTCATTCAACATGCAGTGGTTTGAGGAAAATATGCCCAAGCGTGACACGAATGATTACCTAGTTCACAATCAACAGTATGAGTACGAGCGCAATGTTGATGGCGTACCTATGAAGGGTACGATTGATGGCATGTGCCGTGGCTCTATTGTTGAGTGCAAGCATACCAATTCATACAACACTATGGATGCGTTGATTGAATACTACATGCCACAGTTACAGTGCTACATGAAGCTGTCTGGTAAAGACGGATGCTTTTTCTCTGCTTTCTTTGGCAACAACAAGTGGGAGTGTTCGCACGTTGCATGGAGCGAGTCATACTTTAACCTGATGATGACTGCGATCAAACAGTTCTGGTCGCATGTGGATACAAACACAGAGCCGCTTGGCTACGATCAGCCAGAGACTATGGAGATAGATAGCATACCTGTAGATGATATGATTAAGCGTGATGCCAATGGCGACAATCACTTTACATCTATAGCTCACGACTACATTGGCAACGAAGCCTATGCCAAATCGTTTGAGTCAGCCAAGAAAAGTCTCAAGCAAATGGTGGGGGATAACGAACGGGAAGTGTACTGTGACTTGTTAACTATACGCAGAGACAAGCGCGGGTCACTTAGAATATCAACACGCAAAGAAAGTGCAAAGCAATGATAGGGGTTTATGCTTTCATACCAGATATGCGTGGTAAATATGGCATTGATGTAGACTACATTGGTGTGTCTAAAAACTTAGAAGAAAGAATAAAGACTCACTTTAGAACCAGAAAGCCTTACGCAAGTACAGCAAGAGGTCATATTAT